GTAAACCAAGTAGAAGGTAATCCTGGTGAAATCGTAAAGCAAATTAGCAACATTTATATATTCACACGAATGAGTTTGGGTGGAGGAACTGCACCTACATGGGTTAAAGCCGTTGACCCTGTACCTACACTAGATGCAGATGCCTTGGCACAAATAAATGAATCAAGTAAACCTGAACAAACAACCCAATCATAAAATGGCAACGTTACAACATAGATCAGCATTTAATTTAAGAGGATGTCAACCAATAGGTGGTCAAGCATTAGAACCAGTAAAAAGTCAATGTGATGAGAGTGTATTGGAAAATATATACGAGCAAGTAAAACAGGCTGCATCTGATTACAAATGGGAATCCGAAAGAACCCTACTTAGAACAAAACTTACATATAATTGTCCGAAGGTTGGAGATGCGGTGAGGTGGGACCCAAAAATAAAAGGATTCAATTTATCATATGCAATGTTTGATACAAATAATCCAGAAGACCAAGAACATTTAACCGAAGTAATTGGTATAGTAGAGAGTGTATCCGTAACTTGTGACGGAAGTGGAAGTGAACAAACTGAGGATGGTATTGAAACTAATGCAGTTGTGGTATTATCTGGTAAAATATCTTTTGATACAATACCAACAGAATCCAATCTAGAAGCAGGTAAGGTATACTATCTATGGGACAGAACCCACCCTTCACAAGTTAAACTCGGAAACAATGTAACGCATGATATTCACGAACCCGTAATTAGTAAACCCCTATTCGTAGCAACAGGAACAAACACCGCAGTAGTTTTAAATTATCGTCCATTAACAGGATCACCAACAGGAGGAAGACCTCAATCCGAACGATATGACATTAAAGTAGAGAAAACTGCACTGGGTGGTGGTGGTTGGAAAATAACTATTGAGAATATCGGTGGAATTACTTCAAGACACCCAATCATAGCACAAATAGATTACACAAGAAGAACAGGACCACAGGAGTCTTTGAATGGTGGTGAAGTTCACACAATGTTTAAAAATATCGGAATATTGAGCAATAAATTTGTAGCAGATGTAACACAAAGTGACACATTAGAATATAAGACTGAATTTCTTGTCACCGTAGAATCAGAATTTGGAATCAAAGGAGGTGTGTCCGATAACTTAGATAGTGGAATAAACGGAGTAGGAGATTTAACCGTAACACTTAAATCAAATACCGCAAACTCACAAAGTGCAAGTATTCTTAAATCACTAATTCCATTTCAAACCGCAAACACACTATCAAGATTTCCAAATATTAGAATTAAAGGTGAATGTGGATACGCAAGTCAGGATGATGGTTCTGGAGGTGACAATCTTACTACTATAACAAACAATGACCTTGATATTCCTGATAAAGTTGTTTCACCTGGTGGAGCATCAACTGCATATAGTTTTGAAGGAGTTATTTTTGAAATTAGTTTGGAAACAGACCCACTAAATGAAGATATAAGAGTTCCTATGGCAGATGAGTTGTACTTTAAAGTAGAAAGTGCAAGTTTACCTGAACCAATTATAAACAAATTCTTCTTGGACTCAAATCAAACTGCTGTTGAAATTATTCCTGTGAACGAGCAAGGTGAAGGTATCACACAAGAAAACGTAACATTGAGTATTTTAAATAAAGACGGAACTCCACTTGATATAAGACACTGGGCACAAATTATACAACCTTCTACATTTATATGTGACAGTGAACGTTGTTGCTCTGACGATAAGATACTTATAGACGTAATGGAAGGTGGTTCAACACCTGCACAAGCAAAACTAGCAGATCTATTAAGTTCTGATGGAGATAGTAAGTTTATGACAACTGGACAAAACAATAAGGTACTTGAAACCAATCCAAAGTTATATACACTTAAAGAAGATTTTGAAATTGCAATGCCAGGTGGTGCAAGTGAGAATGCTTTGCGAGTTACATATAAAAACGCACGTGAAAGAACTCATTTCTGCTATCCAAAGAATGTTGAATATGGAACACAACCATCATTTATGGCATTATACTTCAACGAAGCAAGGCAAGACGTTCTTGGAATTCGTGGAGCAAAAGACTACGACCCACGTTATGTTGCAATGGAAATTGGAGGTCAAGATACACTTGATAATGAAGTGGTAACTATTACATTAAATGTAGGAAAAGAAAACGAATGTTGTATTGACTTTAAATTTGACGGTAGTGTAGAAGGTAAGCATTACACATTCCGTGAGTTATATGAAGCAGGACTAATAATCAAACGTTCAACTAATTCTGATTTACTACTTGGTATAGAAAAAACTGACTAAAATGAACACCACTGAGATAACAATTATATTACCTATATTTAATTTAAAATCTCTGAGATTCAATAATTTCTGTTTCTTGGCAAAAAAATTAAATGAAATTGGGTGTGATGTTATAGTATGTGAACAAAGATCAGATTCTACACCAATGATAGAGCAATATCTTGTAACATTTGAAAATCTAAAACACCATGTAATTGATTTAAAGATTGATAAGATAAACAAATCAAAACTAATAAATCATGCAAGCAAGCACTCATTTACTGAATTCATATGGATGGTCGATGCAGATTTTTATACTGACTTCAATGAAGTTTTAAATAACGCAGATACTGATTATGACTTTATCCGTCCTTTCAGTGAAGTTGTATTTTTAAGCAAACAAGAATCATATAACCTGCAAGCAACAGAACAATTACATTTAGATCACGGAGTAGACTACAAAACCAACTCCCAAAACGGAAAGTTTTCATTCATAATAAAATCATCCGAATTTGCAAGAGTTGGTGGGATGAATGAAGACTTCGAGGGGTGGGGTTTCCAAGATCTAGACTTTGTGGAAAATAGACTAAGTGATTCGGTTTCGTATACGAGTGTAAGTTTAATGGGGTATCATATGTACCACGAACCAGCGTCAACTGAAAATGTAAACATAAATCGTCAATTATATGTCAATTATACAAAAGCACAGGTAAACGATTTAGTAAAAAAGAAATTAAAAGAATATACAGGTAAAGCAAACGCAACTAAGAAAAACATATACCTTAACAAAAAACTTAGAGAAGTTCGTACAGAAAACAACGAACCCAATAAACCAATTGTTAAAAAACGTGTATTGGCAAAGTGGAAAGTACCTAAGTTTGGAATTGTATACTCTTCAAATAAAAAAGTATTTTTTCCAGGAATAGATGTAATCACGGTGCGTGATACTAATTCGTTTAAATTAAAAAACATAAATGGTAGATTCACCAAAGTTCCTGAAAAAAAGCATTTCCTGTATTATTATTTTGAATATATATGTCACATATATGAATTGCTTGAAGAAAACACAACAGTATTGTTTGCAAATGATTCATATTGCAAGAATTCCTTGCAAATAAAAGAACTTGTATCTACATTTAATAATGTAAATAGTGGAGAGTATATCAATAAGGAAGAAATTGGATATACATCATTACATAAAGAGATTCAAAGAACCTCTCTTAAAGAAAGTTATTCTATGACTTGTTGCTTTCTTGTAAATTCTAATAATATTTTAAAAAGGACATACGAACACTATAACGAAGTTTTTCAGAAGATGCAAAATTGGACACCTGAAAAATTCAATGAGTATCTTCCTGTGGTGAAGAAAAATTTTATTGACTAAAAATATATTATATATAAAATAAGGGATTATGAATTATACAGAGTCCCAATTAGAAGAAAATTATACTAGATTTTTAGAATTTATTGAAAATACGTTCTCAGGAGAACGAAAGGAGAAACTTCTCCATATGTACGGAACAGACGATGGGTGTCTAGGTCTAAGAGCATTAGTTGCACCTGCAAGTGGAAAAGTCCAATACCACAATGCTTACTCAGGTGGGTATATTGACCATGTTATGAATGTATGTCGTACTGCAAAGGGAATGGTTCTTTTATTCAACAAACTCGGAGGTGAAGTAGACTTCACAGAAGATGAGTTATTATTTTGTGCATTAAACCATGACTTAGGCAAACTAGGTGATTTAGATGGTGAATACTATAATGTAGAAGAGTCTGACTGGCATAGAAAGAACCAAGGATCAATGTTTAAAATAAATCCTGAAATTCAAAGCATGACGGTAACGGATAGAGCATTATTTCTACTACAAGACTTTGATGTAAAAATTACTCAAAAAGAATTCTTAGGAATCAAGTTGTCGGATGGAATGTATGATGAGTCAAATGAGTTTTATCTAAAGTCATTTAGATTGGGGGGTGAGTTAAAAACACTTCTCCCAAAAATAGTTCATTGGGCAGACCACATGGCAACTACACTTGAATATACTGAATTTCTAAAAACAAAAGATTTAATTTAGTAATATTTACATATTCAATTATATTTATAATATGAGTGATGCCTATCGGGTCACTCACGAATGCCCAATCGGGGTTCGTAACCAAAACAAAGGAAAATACAATGAAAAAATATAATTATAAGTCCAACGGAACAGGACTAAATAAACACGTTCCAAATCTTAGAGACGAATTCTTAGTACCATTCGATTCTCTGTTTGACAAAGTAGTAAATCAAGCATTTCCAAGTTTTAGTCAAGAATTTGGAGTAAACTTCTTCGGAAATAGTTCATATCCAAGAGTAAATGTTGCAGATACTAAAAATGATGTTAGAATTGAGGCGGAAATTGCTGGACTTGGAAAAGAAGATGTATCGGTTGAATATGAAGATGGAATGCTTACGATTTCAGGAGATAAAAAGTTTGATATTGAAGAACCTGGTGTAAAGTATGTTTACAAGGAACTTAAAAGATCTTCATTTAAACGATCATTTAGAGTGGATGATTCTACCCTAGATGTAAATAATATTTCCGCAAAATTCGATAACGGAATTCTTAATGTTACAATTCCAAAACGAGAAGTGATAGAAACAAAGGCAAAGAAAGTTAAGATACTCTAAGTGTATATATATTTCTTTTAAAAATCAATTAGGGAGCAGAAATGCTCCCTTTTTTGTATTATAATATATTTATATAATGAAATACTAAATAAATTTTGAGGAGATATATATAGATATGAAGTTATTTACTGCGATAATAGGTGGACTCGCATTAGCAGTAGCAGGAACAGCTGCTTTCTTCTCTGTAAGAGGTATAGGTTTATTGTTTGCAGGTGCATCAATCGCTGCTATGGTAATGGCAGGTGTACTTGAGGCAGGTAAACTTGCAATGACATCCTTCTTATATAGATATTGGGACAGAATTCCAAGAATGCTAAAATGGTATTCTACTATATCTGTTATAGTTTTAGTGGGAATTACATCACTTGGTATTTATGGTTTTTTAAGTGATGCGTATGATGATACTCGTTCACGGGTAGAAATGCACGAGGCAAGTATAGACCAACTTAACAAAGAGATAGTAATAATAGAAGAAGAAATTTCTACACTTAAAAATACTTCCGACAAAGTTGATAATAGAAAAGAAGATACAATAGCAGGATTTCAAAAAATATACGATGATTTTGTTGACGATAGAAGAAAGAGACAGGAAAGTTTATCGGAAAGACGAAAGTCTGACACAGAAAATATGATGAACAGACGTCAACAATTGTTAAATAGATTGGAAGTTTTAGATAAAGCAAAAAGTGACCTTGAAGCAAAGAATAGTTTCTTTGTTGACACAAAAAAGAAAGTAGCAGAATTACTTGAATTGCAAAAAACTGAAAGAGACTCGATTACATCATCATTAAAAACTCTGACGGAAGAAGAAGAAACTGCATCCAAGTCATATAAAGAAACTATTACAAGACTTGATACTGAAATACAAAAAGAATACGACATTTTTGTAGAAAAAGTAAATGGATTGCGAGATACAACAAAAGAAGTAAATACAGGACCAATTATAGAAAAACATTATAACAAAATAAAAGAAAATCAATCCAAAATTCTAGAAGAAAAAGAATCTATTCGTGCAACTGATATTGGCAGTTTTAAATTTATAGCAAAGTCATTTAACTCAGAAGTAGATACGGTAGTTAAGTGGTTTATTATTGTAATTGTTCTTGTTTTTGATCCGGTTGCAGTTGCACTTGTACTTGCATATAATATTATGATAGGTGGAAAAATCACAAGGGACTACGAGATGCCGAAAAAAAAAACTGGATAGACGACCTTCCGTTTGCCGATAGATTTCAAAGAGAGGGTGACTTTATAGACGATATAAAAACTCCCACCCCAACTCCAACACCCGGGGAAACTCCAACCCCAACACCTACCCCAACTCCTACACCCGAGGAAACTCCAACCCCAACTCCTACACCGACTCCTACACCCGAGGAAACTCCAACCCCAACACCTGAAGAAACCCCAACCCCCACACCGACTCCTACACCCGAGGAAACTCCAACCCCAACTCCTACTCCAACTCCTACACCCGAGGAAACTCCAACACCGACCCCCGCACCTACACCGACTCCTACACCCGAGGAAACTCCAACACCGACCCCCACACCAAACCCGACTCCAAAAACTGTAAAAAGAAACTTGGAGGACGATAATGTTATTTCAACACCATTGCATAGTGAAGATGATGACCCTATATTTGAACCAAAAGGACCTTATTATGTTCCTTGGAAAAAAAGTTCAATGGATGCTCATAATAAATATTTTGTAAATAAAATATACAAAAACTCAAACGGATATATCCCAAACAGTACACTTGGTAATATACCCACAAACAAAGACGAAAAAAGTAATTAAAAATATTAAATTATTGACATTTTTTAAATTTAATGTTTACTTAGAGGGAATATGTATATGTATATAAGTATTTTTTTAGGCACATTGCTATGTGTTTGCTCTTTTATTATTTGGAATTTATTCACAAAACTTTCAAATTATGAAGCATGGATATCTGATATATTATATTCATTAAATAGAATACGAAATGGGTGGAAAGATATAGACTCTAAACAAATGTTTGAAAAAGATGATGAAGTTGGTACGACATTTGAAGAAATAACAGAGTTAATCACAGAATTAAATGAAAAGGTAGAACAATCGGATGACTAATGAAAAAAAAGAAAAAAAAAGGGGAGTTGTTGAAAAAACTGAAAAAAAGGTAATAAAACGTAGACGTCGTAAGAAAAAAACTAGTAGTGATAAAATTTATTTTTCACAGGACACAGAAGATGCAATTGTCGAATATAACAATTCCGAAGATGTTCATTTCAGGAACAATATCTACAATGAAAGAATAAGTTATCCGTTTGATAAACTTGCGGAAAACATTCTAAATACATTTAAGTTTTCTTATTTTCAATGTAGTCACGAAGAAGTTCAACAAGAAGTAGTTAGTAATTTAGTTAGCAATATACACAAATATCGACAGGGCAACGGAAAGGCATTTTCATACTTTAGTATTATTGCAAAGAACTTTTTAATTTTATATAACAACGGAAATTATAAGAAATTCAAACGACATACAAGTGTTGATGATGACGAAATTATATACGAGAAAAAAGAATTAACAGTTAATCCGAAAAACGAAAATCAGAAAAAAGAATTAAGTGAGTTTGTAAGATTGATGATTAACTATTATGATAATAATCTAGAAAAGATATTCAAAAAACCACAAGAATTACAAATCGCAGCTGCGGTAGTTGAAATATTTCGTAGATGTGATAGTATTGAAAACTTTAATAAAAAAGCATTGTACCTATATATTCGTGAAATGACTAGTTGTAAGACACAGAGTATTACGAAAGTAGTAAACAAAATGAAAGATATACAGAGTCAAATTACAAAAGACTACTTAACTACAGGATATATTAAAGCAGATTAAACTATTATTCTATAAAAAATATATACATTTATATTTATATTTATGGAAAATGATACAGAAATTTTCAAGGGAAAAACATTCTCGTCTCTTATAAAAGATATTTATTTTAATTCTAATCACAAGAAAGACCAAATTAATCAACTTATTAAGGATTTGAGAGAAATGGTTAAGGATGTAGGTTCTGCAACTGTTATTGCACCTATGATAAAAGACTATATTGATGTAGGAGTAAAAAATGACGATCAACTTGTTAAATTGTCTGCGGTGCTACAAAGATTTATAGCAGGTACTTCAAATTCATCGGAAGACTCAGGTGGTGGCTATGGACTAACTGATGCCGAAAAAGAAGAATTGCTTAATAATGTAAAAAAAGAACTTAATGATATTGAAGTTCAAAATAATGCAATAGATAAGCAACTAAGTGAAAAAATTGATGAGAAGTAATAATGGCATATACCAAGTTTACAAAAAAATCCGTAACTAAAGAACTCGGCACAAACCAACTAGTTACACAAAGAAAACTTTTTTCTTCTACACCTGATACTGTACAATTCTATGAACTAGAACCTGCGGTGGTTCTTGATGTTATTCGTGATGAAAAACATCCAATATTTTCAGATAAAGAACTTTGTCCTAAAGTAAAATCTGATGAGTGGCCTGAAGGGTACAATAATGAAGGTGACATAGATTATTCTTGGATTGGAAGAATCAAGGCAAGAGGTATATTTAGTCAAAACAAATCTCCTATGCTTGAACTATCATGGATTCTTCCACTTGAAACAGGAATTAAAGAATATCCATTGGTAAATGAAAATGTAGTAATTGTTAAATACATTAATAACATTTATTATACTCGGAGAATAAATTCAAGAAACTTTTTAAATAACTCCGCAGATTTTAGAACAGAACCAAGATATGGTGCTGGAAATAAACTATCTCCTAAAAACTGCCCAAATTTAAAAGGTGCTAAAAATCCATCTGTAATAAGTCCTGCATCAAACGAGTTTGGTCAATACCTTGGAAAGTATTTTAAAGCAAACAATAAAATCAGACCACTTCGTCATTTTGAGGGTGATACAATAATAGAAAGTAGAATTGGAAATAGTATACGTTTTAGTTGCTATGAAGATAATCCATCCATAGACGCAGGAACAAGCAAAGGAAACGGAGAGGATTATAGTGGTAACTTGGGTAATCCAATGATTTTAATTAGAAATCGTCCGTGTCCAAAAAAAGGAAACGAACGCATATATTCCCACACCGTCTTGGAAGATATTAATTTAGACGGTTCATCCATTCACATCACAAGTGGAAAAACTGTATCTAAATTTGTTCCAACATTAGGTGGAACAGGTGGAGGGGGTGGTGCTCCGAAAAAGAAAGCACCAAAAAACTTTAAAGGGTTAAGTAAAGTAGCACAATCTGCCGGGGGTCAAATAACAGATAGTGTTAGTGCAGCTGCAAATACGACAGGTGCAGTAGCAAAGGCAGGCATGAAAGTAGCAGAGTCAGCTGGAAAAGCATATGTTCAAAGTCAATTAGCAGGACCCATGGCTGCCTACAACGCAGCTCAAACAGGAATGGCAGTAGCAGGAGCTGCATCATCAGTAGCCGGAGGAATTTCTGCGTCAAGTGGGGGTGCAGGTGGAGGCATATACCAACCAGGACCAGGAGCAGCCGCAAAACACGCATCCAAAGGAGACTATGCCGGATCACTAGGAGCAAGTTTTGGAACTGCAATAGGTCCGAGTGACGGTATGGAGGTGGGTAATCGTTTTGGCAAAATGGGAATGGCAAATACTTCAAAAATTGTAAACGTGGAGGGGGTTTCCACGGGTGGTGGAGCAGGTATGTCGGGTGGTGCGGGAGTAACAGGTGCGGCTGCAGTAGGTTCTTCTATAAACTCACAAACTGGAAAAAGTAAATTTTTAAAGGGGGTCGGTACAGGTAATTTTTCATTAAACTCTGTATATGAAAGTGGTTTAACGAAAGCACTTAAAAAAGGAAAAAGTGCTGGTAAGAATCATTTATTCAAAAAAACAAAAGCAGGACGAGCATTGTCGGCAGCTAATTCACTTGGAATTGGTGTAGATGGATTTGATGACTTGGGAATAAACTCTGAAGATAGTTCAATGTTTAAGTTATTTAAACTTGCATCATTTGGTGTAAAAAGTATTTGTGCCACGGCAAAAAAGAAAAAAGAATTTGGCTCAGATACCGAAGAGCAACTTGGTTGGATGCTTTCGTTTGGAATAAATCTTGAGTTACTTGCTTTACTAATGGCAATATTTGAAAGACTTAGAAATTTAAAATTTGATTTTGGATTTGATTTTGGTGCTATGTTTGCTTTCAATCTTGATAAACTTACTTTTGATTTGTGTGATTGGGTGAATCAAGTAGAGTATGGATCAACATTAACTGATACACTTAAAGGTGAAGCAACTAAATTTCTTGATCCATCTGCATCTTCTGCAAAAGATCAAGTAAAAGCAATAGGTGATAATTTTTCGGAAAAAGGAATACTCGGAGCATTTACCAAAAACGATAAAGACTTTGACCAGCAATACACATCTATTATTACGGAAGAAGAAAAAGCACAACTTAAGGCTGCGGGTGCTTCTTTTGGTTCTATGGGACTTTCTCTTAAAAAAGGAAATGATGAAGTTGCAACAATGGGATTTGATCCACTCACTGGATTATTTAGAAACAAAGATGCAAGTCCATTTGCATCGGGATTCAATTTTGGTGGTGCAAGTGTTGCATCGGTTACCACATCACGTGACTTAGGTGACATAAAATATAACTCTTTCAATAAAGGTGTCCAATTCAACTCAGGAGCATCAAGTGCTACTGCAGGAGGAACTGCGGCGGCATCTACTGTTGGTAGAATTGGTGGTTCTACATCCGTTGGTTCTACTTCAAGTGGTGCAAGTGCGAACGCAAGTGCAAATGCAAGTATTACTTCTTCAAGTGGGGGAAGTGGTTCAATGCCAAGTTTTTCTTCCTCACAACCAAGTGCATCAACGACAAGTAGTAGTACACCATCCAACTCTACACCAACAAGTGGAGGTGGTTCATCATCAAGTGGAACGCAACCAAATAACACAAATAATCCTCCACCAGCATCTGCTTCTAGTAACATTAAATCAAGTTCTTCAAACATAAGACCAAGTGCATCGGACAATACACGGGCTGCACCCCAAAATCCAAGTTCTGTTAAATCAATACACAACGGAGCAGAAATAACAGCCGCATCATTAGCAGGAACACCAATTGCAGGAGCAGACTTAAATGCGGTTGCTTGTTTGGCACCAGTTGATTTAGAAATGTTAAAAGATGCAAAGGCAGTTGAAGATTCACTTGCTGAAGCAAAAAATGTTAAGAAAACTACATTCAACAATGAAATGGATGCAGTTGAGGAAGAAGTCATTGGAAGTGCAGGAGGTCTAATGTTCGGTAAACAACTTCCAAAACTAGACGGAAATCAAATAATAATAAATTCAGAAAGAGTTATTATTTCATCCAAGTCAGGAGAATTTGTAACATTCGCAAAAGGTAAATATGGAATAGCAACAGATGATGAAATAACACTTGATGCCTTGCAGAGAATAGTAACACAAACACAGGTACATACATCGGTTATATCACCCACTATACACTTAGGTGCTTATGTTACAACAAGACATCCTGTTTTAAAAGGAGATGTAGCAGTTGGGTGGTTAAGTGGATTGTGTGGGTGGTTATCGGGTCATGTTCATAACGACCCTTATATTACAACCTCATCACCTGCTCAACAAGGACAATTATCAGGATTACGAGCAAGACTACCAACATTATTAAGTAGCAGAGTATTTATAGATGGATAATATATATATGTAGAAAGAAATTAAAATGAAAAAGCAAGAGTTAATTAAAATAATACGAGAAGCAGTTAAGTTAGAATTGAAAGCAACATTGCCAAACATTCTTAGTGAACTTAATGTAAAACCTTCAAAGAGTAATATTGTGGAATCAAAAACTGACGATCCAATTGAAATTACTAAAAAGGTATTAACCGCAAGTAAAACAAACAAACCTCAAAAAAGATACTCAAAAAACGAAGTATTTAATAAAATACTTAATGAAACAACAGGAGGTGTACCTCACGAAAAACACGATCCAAATACAATAAAGGATTTCAACGGAAATGAAGTATCAACATCTGAATTACCGGAATCACTATCACGAGCATTAACACGTGATTATTCAGAATTATTAACTGCGGTAGATAAGAAAAAGGGTAATGCGTAAAAGTGAAAAATAGAATACCACCACGACCGTCAACGGATAGTATAGTCCAAGGGAAAAAAGTTCCTTTGGGGATTAGGATTCCGTATGGTCGTGATAATGAGTATGGATATTTTTCGCAGATATACACAGATTTGGAAAAGGTAAAAACAAACTTAAAAATGTTGTTGTTAACCGCAAAGGGTGAACGACCCATGATGCCAACCTACGGAAGTGATTTAAAAGCAGTTTTATTTGAACCAAGTACAACTGAATTATCTGATGTTGCACTTGAAGATACAATAATAGAAACAACAGAAATGTGGATGCCTGAAATAGTAATAGACGAAGTAAATATAAAACGACCCGAAGCATATACAGAAGAGGATAGAAATAATCCATATACTGTAGAAGTAGAATTAGTCTTTTCAGTTATTAACATTCCAAATTCAACACAAGAACTTAATTTAACAGTGGACGTATAATATGGCAGACGACTTTCAAATATATTCTAATATAAAATCAAAAGACATAAATTATCTTAGTCGTGACTTTGATAGTTTTAAACAGAATTTAATTCAGTATACAAAGTCTTATTTTCCTGGTACATATACAGATTTTTCGGAAAACTCAACAGGTATGATGTTCATAGAACTCGCATCGTATGTTGGTGATGTATTATCGTATTACGTAGACTACCAATTTAAAGAAGGATTCTTACAATATGCAAGTGAAAGAAAGAATATATTAGCACTTGCAAATTATTTGGGATACAAACCAAAACCAGCAAAACCGAGTTCAACTATGATTGACATAATGCAACTTGTTCCTTCAAGGTTAGATGGTGATGGAAAAAATATACCTGACATGAGATATGCTTTAAACATTCAATCAGGTGTGGAAATTAGATCAGCAGATGATCCTGATGTAATATTTAGAACAACTAATAGTATACAATTCGCAGAAAATAATGTTTCATCTCCACTTGAAATAAGTGTGTTTGAAAGAGACTCAGGTGGACAACCAACTTTTTATTTATTAAAAAAGAGTGCCCATGTAACAAGTGGTACACTAATCAAAAAAAATGTAAGTGTTGGTGATGCTCAAGAATTTTTTGAAATAGAACTACCTGAAACCAATGTTTTGGAAATCGTATCTGTAAAAGATACAACAGGTGCAATTTGGCACGAAGTGCCTTATATGGCACAAGATTTGGTTTTGATTGAAGAACAGAATACACAAAAAAATAATCCTCTATTTTATCAATACGCAACAACAGTTCCTTATATATTAAGATATATTAAGACATCCAAACGATATATAACACACACAAATTCAGATAATTCTGTTACTATTGAATTTGGTAAGGGTGCGGATAAACTGGACGAAGAAATTATTACACCCTCAATGAATAATGTTGGCAGAAATACTAATATAACAAAAAGTACACTTGATATGTCGTATGATCCAAGTAATTTTTTAAAGAGTGATTCGTATGGAGAATCACCCAGCAACACAACCTTAAATGTAGAATATTATATAGGTGGGGGTGATGAATCGAATGTTAAATCAAATGTATTAACACGAATAACAAGTGTAAGTTATGCCGACTCAAATGAATATCTATCTGCATCTGAGCAACTTGTACTTGAAAGTGTAAAAAACAGTTTAATGGTAAATAATCCAAATCCTGCGAGAGGAGGTCGTGGTGCAGAGGATGACGAAGAGATTCGAATGAGAGGTTTGTCAAATTTATCTTCTCAAATGCGGGCAGTCACCAAAGAAGATTATGTTATTCGTGCATATGCAATGCCTAGTAAATACGGAAGTGTTGCCAAAGCATTCGTAACAAAAGATGGTATACTAGATACAAAGTCTCAAATTGACTTGGTTAAATCATCGACTATGTCTGATACGGATGTTCAACCCAACGGTCTGAATACAGTTTATGGTGAAATAAACAATCCATTTGCAGTAAATATGTATATACTTAGTTACGATGAAACAAAAAAACTAACTGCACCAAACGAACTTGTATTACATAATCTAACAACATACATGACACAATTCAGAATGCTAACAGATGGAATAAATATAACAAATGCTTTCATAATAAATGTGGGTGTATATTTTGAAATCTCAGTTTTTCAGAATTTTAATAAAAAAGAGGTTTTGTTAAATTGCATAAATAAAGTCACAGAGTATTTTGATATAGGCAAATGGCAGATCTCTCAACCAATTGAAATCGGAAATGTAGAATTATTGGTATCTCAAATAAAAGGTGTAAAATCTGTATC